GTTCCCAATCCTGTTCCAACTGCTCCTATCCCTTGACCTATCGCCTCTGTACCTCTTTGAAGAAAAGGTGCATAAGAACCAACTCCTGCTAACGCATTGGCTATTGCGGCTCTTTGTCCTTCTGATAATCCTTCTAACTGTTGTTTAGCAAAAGGCATTTGAGAGCCTTCTCCAGTAATTGCTTTTGCACTTTCAAATATATCCGCTAGAAATTCTTCTTGAAACGGAGCTAGTCTAACGGTTTGAGTTTGATCTACTGTTTGTGTTGCCATTATGCTACTCTTTCTAATTGTGACATCATGTCATACATTCTGGCAGCACCAACATTTCTATCGCCACCACCTGCACCACGGACAGCCTTCGCAGTTAATACAAACTCTCCGTCTGATAATCTAGCAGGAACTGAGTCACTGGTTCCTGTACCTGGGCCTGTTACTTCTCCACCAGCCGCTCTTGTTAATGGATCTATTGAAAATATACCTCTATTTTTGTTATCTTCAAAATATCGTTTACGTTCTTCTTCATCGTCTAAATTATACAGTCTATTGCCAATTCGTCCAGTCCCTAGTCTAGTTTGTCCCTCTGGAAAATCAGGCATCTTAGGACGTGTGTCTTTTTCTTTTTCTTCTCCTAGTCCTCCAAGACCTAAAGCACCTATACCAAGAAGTGCAGAGGTACCGGGGTTTCTTCCAATAGCACTAAAAATAGGGTTACTAGATTTTTTTAACATATCTACTACGGGAACCGTATCTCCTGCACCAATGCCAAAATTAGGTGCAACA